TGATAGACGCAAGCATGCCAAGACGCCTCACGAGATCATGCACCTGATAGGCGAGAGTCTTCGAGACCGTTGTAAGGACTTCTCCAGGTTTGTCGCCGTGATAATCATGCCCATCGCCATCATAGAGCCCACGAAGAAGCGCTCGGGCCTCAGCGTCTCCAAGTGTTTCGAGCCAGGAGGGTGGCAGGTGTTTGGTGTGAGCATGCGAGCCAAAGAGGTGGGCAAACAGCATAACGAGTGGCTTTGAAGCCACGATGACCTGGGCAGAGTGACCAGCGACATACTCATAGAGACTGCTGTTAAGTCCAAAAACCTCAGCGATAGTCTGTCTGACCTCCTCCTGATACCTCCGCTCGTTGAGATGGAATGACCAGCCAAGTTGTCCCTGATGTGACGCCGCATGCCCTTCTGCCAGATAGAGACCAATGAGACGAGCAACTTGCTCTGTGACAGCGACCGTGGCTGGAACAGGAATAGCACGATTCCCTCGTGCGCGCACCTGGTGGTCTCCTACTGGGAGCAAGTCGGGAAGACTGCGGAAGTCTAGCATGAGACGGGCCGCCGTCGCAGGGATAGTCGGGCTATAAATATCCCATCCACGCTGGATGTCTTCGGCGTCGATCCACCCTACAGGCATAGAAGAGTAGGCATTATTGAGATACCGTACGTTTCGTGACACTGTGGCTTCGCTGACGCCAAAGCGAGTAGCAATCTCTTTCAGTAACAAGCCTTCTTCGTACAATGCACGCATCTGTGCGGCGCGAACAAAGCGCTGCTCTTGGACTCTTCCTCCATGTTTCCAGCGCTGCCTCTCTCCCTCGCTGTAGTAGATGACTGGACGCTGACGGGTATAGACAGGATGTCCATACGTCACCCATGGCCCTTGATTTGCTCGTCCAAACGCCCGTAGTTGGACGAGTGGGCCAGCATAGTCGCGCACGAGAACGTCCGTTACTCGCTGCCAGCGCCCATGGTGCGTAAGAACTTCATCTCCCCTAACGACCTCACAGATGGGGATATAGCCACGCCTGGTTGTTACGGTTTGATCAGGCTTAAGACAGAAGCAATCACCCAATTTCCACGACAAGACCTTCAAGGCCGCATTCCATGGTCTTTTTTGCCCCTTGGCCCACTTGACGGTTGGGTCGAGTCCCGCATAGCGCCATATAGCACTAGGCGTTTTGGCGATATGGATGTCGATGTGCGCCGCAAAGCCCGCCGTGAGTACGGGGCCAATCCCGTGCTGCCGCTTCGCCCACGCCGTCACCGGGCGCTGGTCGGTGGCCTTGTTGAGGGCGCTGACGATTGTGCGCTCTAACTTCATGAGATACGCCGCCAGCATGGTGATAAAGGCGTTGGGTTCTTCCCTGGCAGAGCGGAGCTGGTTGGCGGCAGACTTGCGTGACTCCTGCACCTGGTAGTACATATCCACCAGGAAGCGCTGCTGGAGGGGGGTCAAGTTCCCGGCCGCGATGGCGAGATCACGATCCAGGCGTAAGGTCAGATCAAAGTCGATGTACTCCTCGGGAACCAGGGCAATGTCTGGGACGGGCATAGGATGCTCCTTCTGGGCGCTCATGGACAGCGGGATTCTCGCGTCCAGCGGCTGCGCTCTTTTCACGGGATGCTCATTCGATACGGCTCCGCTCCGTCACATCGGGGTTCTCGGGGCTTTCGGCTCCGCTCCTCTCCTCTCGGGATACTCTTGTCATTCGGCTGCGCTCGTATCTATTGGGGTTTCTCTACCATTGCGGCTGCGCTATCCTCTTTCGTGGTCCTCGTATATCCCGGCTGCGCTCGGTACGTCGGGATTGTCTTCTCAGCGGCTGCGCTCCAGGATTCCGGGGGTCTCTCCCTTTGCGGCTGCGCTCATTTCCCGCGGGATCCTCCCTTCAAACGGCTGCGCTCTCTTGTCCGTGGTCCTCCATGACACGGCTGCGCTCCTGTGCTTCGGGGTCCTCTGGATAGCCGGCTGCGCTCGCCATTGCCGGGATCCTCTGGGTAAGGGGCTGCGCTCGATTCACACGTTGCAATCACTTGTAACGGCTGTTCTGTCTCTCTGTGTAACATAAGCACACCTCTCTTGCAAGGAGGAAGTGACCGCACAGGCGTGGCCCCACGGTCACTGCCAGACTCAGGCGTTCTGGGAGGCCAGTTCCTCATCCATCCGGGCGGATTCGGAGGGATCAAACGGCAGGGGCGGCTCACCCCCTGCCCTCTGTGGGGGGGCTGGGGGTGTCGCCGAAGGAGCGCTGGGGGCCACCCTGGCTTTCGCAGCTCTCTGAGCTCGCTGAGGCGCAGGGGTCTGGCGCTCCTCCTCAAGGTGCGACTCGAGGGTAGCATGGTCGCCGGCGAGGTCGGAGACCAGATCGGCCAGGAGGTCCTCACTGGGGGCACTCAAGGGCGGCGGGGTGCGGGTGCCAGTCTCCCGGTCGTAGCCCTGGTGCACCGCGGCCGGCTGTCTCAGGATGGCTTCTTCACCTTCCAGGGCCTGGGTAATTTCCGCCGAGATGGAGAGCTTCCGTGGGGAGCACAACTCTCTCAGGCAGGTCTTCATCGCCATCTTGTCAAAGTTGGTGAGACCTTCCAGGTCAGGGCGGTTATCGGCCCAGAATTTCCCCTGTGCTGCTGCAGAGTAGCGCTGTCTGTGGCCATCGACTTCCGCTTTGGAGAGCACCACGACGCGCCAGTTCCCCGAGCGCAGGAGGGCTGCAGCGTAATAGCCCACGGCACGGCCCCTGGGGGTAAACGTGCCATCGTTTTGCGGCGGTGGAAGCTGGTGGTAGGGCAGCACGATCGGGGTTTCTGCCTGCCGGAAGACGTCGTTTTGGTGCACCGTCTCGGCAAAGACATCGACCACATCTGGCGAGCGCAGGACCAGCTTCCGGAGTCCACCGTACCCGTAGATAAGGGTACACTCGGTGCCGTAGGGGACGAGGTACGCTTCAGCCGGGATGGCCGGGTTGAGGTCCAGCGAGGCCAGGCGGACGACCGCGTGGATGATGCTTTCTGGCGTGCAGCGCATCAGCGCCGGCGTCTTCCTGGCACAGTTGACGATCTCTACCAGGAGCGCATCGGCTTTGTTGCGATCATCAAAGATGGTGCGGAGACTCTCCCGACTATGCATCAGGGTGGTTTCAAAGGGCGTCAGGGTGCTGACACGCTTCCGGGTGTCAGTCGTTTCCAGGGTCGTTTCCATGGGTTACCTCGCTAAGGGGCACGTATGCAGGGGATAGCCCCTGCCCTGGACCACCACATGGTGGCCCGTTTCCGTCTCGCGGCCGGAGATCACCCAGCTCGCCAGGCTGGTATCGAGTTCGAGTAGCTCTCCTCCGTCGCTCACCACCTCCACCAGGACGTGATCACAGGCCGGGCAGCGCCGATAGAGCCGCGCTGTCTGCGTGGGGGGTGAGCGTTTCTTCGTGGCCTGGGGCATCAGTCATCCTCCTCTTCAGGGGTATAGTCGTCTGCCAGGACTCCGACCATCTCATCGAGCGCCTTGTGCCAGTCCTCGAGGGAGGCTGGCTCGGGGATGTCCGTCTGCGGCTCCGGCGTGGGCGGCGGTGCTGGCGCAGGCGGTGGCTCTGGGACTGGCGGTGGCGGGGGTGGCGCGGCACCACGGGCCGCACGGAACTGGGCGTGCACCTTCCTTCTGGCAACGTGCCACGGCATGGGAGCACCCGTCTCCTCATCCGGGATGCCGCTATAGGAGAGCACCTGATCTTTCACCCATGCCACGCGGTCGGCGACGTAGCCCTGAATGCGGCTCTCAGGGAGCACCGTGCCAGCGCGGAAGGCGTCCCACAGATGGGCTTCGATCGCCTCGAACGTATGGTCCATGGCGAGGTCGATCAAGTGCGTGTAGCGGATCTGCGGGTCCGCATCCAGGCACAGGGTACAGCGCCAGGAGGGGGGCTTCTTCGGGGCTTTGACGTCCTCAGTCTCGGTATCGTCGTATCTGCTGCGTCCCACTGGTATACCTCCGGTCATGTTCCTTGCCGTTATTAAGCCATCGTCTGACAAAACCTTTCCAGTTCTTTGAGGGTTCCTTGTGCGGACGTTCAATGAAATAGGTGGTCATGGCGCTGAACTGCCCACGTAGCCAGTCAGCGTTGAAATAGGTTTTGAGTTGCCTGGAGACTTCAATCCACCAGGTGGCATCGTTCATCGCCTGAAAGGGAATGACGTCGTTATATTCGAGGAGCACAGCGCGGAGCCAATCATCCTCTGCGAGCGGCGTGACCGGTTTTTTCCTGGGGGTTTTCTTTACCGCGATATGTCCATTACTCTGCACAGTGGTTATTAGTTGGGACGATGTGATCGTTGCGCGATCATCACCGTCCATACTCACGAACGTAGTGAGTGAGTGTTCTAGATCTCTGGAGTTATTCTCTGAAAAGAGATGGGAGCAATCTGAGCCATCGATGGGGTCAATGTGAGCCGTCGATGGGGTCAAGTTGACACGATCGATGGGATCACCCACTTCTGGAGTGATCAAGTTATTGAGTTGCTTATAGTTAATGGCGTACCACTTGGTTTTATCCATGGCGCTGTGGTTGTAATTTGCGGTCAGCACCAGATCTTTCTTCTGCAGGGAGAGGATGGTGCGTTTGATTGTCGAAATGGACCAGAAGGGAAACTGGGTATGCCAGTCCTCGTAGGTGTTGTAAATCCACGTTCTGTCATCACGTTCATGCCCGTTGCGCCTAAGCCAGTAGTGAAGCTGCTGTAAGACAATCGCTTCGTTGAGGTCGCCCAACGCCACTGCCAAGCTCGGCAAGACTTGGAGCGGTTCTTCATGAATGAGGAGCTTGCTTGTTCCAGGATCGTTGGGCGCCTGCATAGGATATCCTCCTTTCTTAGAGCAGAGCATGACCTTTATGCTCATGGCTTTCTCCAGTGCCTTGGTGCAAACATTTTACCTTGTTCAAACTTGACTGGATGACGTTCCTTGAGATCATCAAAATATCTTTCCAGAAGTTCATCCATAATCTCTTTCTCTCCAAGAGCCCATGCAAGCATATCGACCATTACATCGACCATATGCACCTGTTCCCAATACATGAATCCACTGACTAATCTCAGTAGATGATGCGAAAATAATTCACAATCATAGAGAGAACGCAATAACCACTCTTCGGCTTCTCTTCGTGCGTTTGTCTCTTTCTCATGACATGTGGCACAGAGAGTCACTAAAGCTACATCCATATACTCCCAGGGCTCGGTCTCTTGTTCATAGTAGCGATGGTGGACATGAAGCGTTTCTCCATCGTTGAAGCAGATCTGGCAGCGCCACTGATCGCGCTCCATGATTTCCAGCCGCCGGCGTTGCCAGCGTGGGTCGCGCAGTTTCTGCTGATACTCGCTTACCGGGGGGCGCTCTCTCCGTTTGTCTGCCATGATCTCCTCCAAAAAAATGTTCTTCTGTAGCACACATGGTGGAAAGTATGGTAAAGTTGATCGATATAATTATATCGATATATTGCTTGATATCAAGTATTATTTCTTGTGTTCTACATTGGGGAAAGGAGGAGCATGGATGGCACGTCACAAGACGCCGGCGTCTGACTACAAGCAGGTTCTGTTGCGTCTTCCAGAGGATCTGATTACCGAGTTGCGCGTTGAGGCGGAAGAGATTGGCCGACCACTCAATACCCATGTCATCCGTCTGTTGCGGGCAATTCTGAAGCAACGTGCTGAGGAGCGTGTGGGAGCAACCACGACAGGACACCTGGTCTAACCACGAGAAGGAGGGAGCACAGCTATGGGCAGACCTGCCTCTATGGCAGCCGACTACCAACGGATCACCTTGCGCCTGCCAGAGGAGATCCTCGACAAGGCGCGGGATGTGGCGCATGAAGAAAGCCGGAGCCTGAATGAGCAGCTTCTCTACATCCTGAAGGTCTGGTACCGGGAGGAGATGCGGCGGGAGAAGGCAGACGCGGTGCGCGTGTAAGCCACCGCCCTGCACCAACAGCATAGGGTGACACGCCATCACACCCCCCCGTCCGCGGCGTGAGGTCTCCTCTCGAACCAGCGCTAAAGTGTGCTGGGTACTCTACACCTCTGCGCGCCATGCAGCCAGGGAAATGTGATGGCTAGGCACTTGTGTCCTGGTCTACTCCTCTCGTTGCAGGTAGGTAATCAGCATGAGGCGGACCCGCGCCGCGGTTTCACACTGCGCCTCAGTCCAGCACAGATCGCCTTCGGTGGGATCACCGGCGAGGTGGGCATTGAGCGCATCGAGGAGCACGCGCACCTCCCTCCTCGTGAAGGCGAGGGGATGGCGCACGGCGTCTCTGAGGGCGCGCTGCACCTGGCGCTGCTCCAGGCTCCGCATGACGCCGGCATTCATCTGCGTGTAGATGCCCGTGTGCATCTGGATCAGGGCGCCGGTAAAGCCATCTTCGCGGGCGATGGTGCCATGCACCGTGGCGCCAGTGGGGATGGTCACGGTGTACAAATTCCAGGGCCCTGCAGGGTCAATCGTGTACATGGGAGGGGTCTCCTTGGGTGGGGGGCCGGAGCCCCCGGGTGGGTGGTTAGGATTCGACCACATGCGGGATGATCGCATCCCACAGGTCATTCCAACTGACGCCTGGCTTCAGGGTCCGGAGCGTTTCGAGGAGTGGCTCGCCGTAGCACAGCGTTGTTTCCTGCTCATCGAACAGCGCTATCACGCCCTCGGTTTCGGTGTTCCAGGCATCGAGCGTACTCGAGCCCTCGGGGGCCGTGTCGCAGCTCCAGCCCAACCGTGCCAGCTCGTAGTCAATGCGGGAATCCAGGCGCAGACTCTCCGCCGTACAAAATTCCGCCTCACCAGCCGCTACTGCCTCCTCCCAGGTGGGGAAGGCCGGGCTATAGAGGACGTCTCCGGGATAATCCCGTGGCTCGTAATACCAGCTTTCGGGCTCTGCCGCCTTGCAGGTATGTCCGTCTACCTGCCTGGTGTCCTGGCCTTTGAAGACGCGGAAGTCCATGGGGGTCTCCTTGGGTGGGGGAGTTCCCTCCCCCGGGTAGGTGTTAGGCCTGGCTGGCGCGTTTCGCTTCCTGGGCTCTCGCATAGGACAGCATGGCGCGGAGGAGCGGCAGCTCACGCACCGGATCGAGCGCCGCACCGTAGTCACGCTCGAAGGCTTCCACCTCAGCCACACTGCGGTAGAGGTGCAGCGTTGCCTGCTGCACATGGCCCTGCTCATCCAGGTACATGACCGCCAGATAGCTATACGTACTGTACTTGGGAGCGTTCCAGCGGTCGCCCTTTTTCGGATTGGTAGTCTGGGTGCAGAGGCGGTAGCCAAACTTCGGGCGATACTCCAGCCACTCCCGCCTTTGGCAGCGCAGGTGAAAGGAGTAGGGGTAGTCTTCGGTTACGTGGGCGGTGTCTGGGGACACATGTCCCATAAGGAGTGTGATCGCCATTGGGGGGTCTCCGTCTGTGCTAGAGTGAACCTTGTGACACATCGTTATACATGACAGTAGGTGTCACGTTCTACTGCCATGCTGGTCTTAGAGCAGTGCTTGCTGCCCTAAGAGTTCGGCGGCCAGGTGGTGATCGCCCAGGTAGTCTTCCACCATCCTGGCCAGTTCAAGTTTATCATCCGGGCTGACGTGGGCCAGGCCGGAGCGTTTCAGGGTGAGCAGAAAACGGTTCTCTGCCCTGGACACCGGCTCGCTCATGGTGTCCAGTTTCTGGATCGCTCTGAAGCAATGCAGTTCCACAGGGGTCTCCTTATCCATCCAGAGAAAACAGGACTACTAGGAGGATCATGACACAGGCGACTGGGAGCGCAATATAGTAGAGAAACAGCGCAACAAGACCAATCAGTATCTCCATGGGGGGGGCTCCTTCTGGGGGGCTTTCGCCCCCTCTGGTGCTAGGCTTCGGTTGTGGCCAGGAGTTCTTCAAACATACACTGCTGCTCAAGGATGGGAATCTCTACCCCGAGCGTTTCCTGTGCCTTCATGATACGTTCGCACAGGGTGAGATAGTCAGCCTCAATCGCTTCTATAGTAGGTTTAGGATACCCCAGGCGCTTTGTCAAGTGCTCCAGGGTTTTGGCGTACTCGGCGGCCAGCTCCTCGGCGAGGAGCAGGCGGTTGGCTTCGGAGAATTCCAGCGTCAGGGTCTTCACCGTCACCTGGCCCTTGGTGACCAGGAGTCCCAGGTGGGCGATATGATTCAGGCCAGGCGCCTCGTCAAGGCACAGCCACACCCCTGGCCAGATGTTATCGGCCGCATCTCCGATCAGGGCTTCGCATAGATCGCGCAGGTCCTGATCGAAGAGATGGGTTTCTCCCAGCCACACCAGTTGCTCCGGGCCGAGCTGATCGTAGAGTGGCCGGAAGCGCTCGGGGACCTCCCCGTATTCACGTTTGGGGATGCCGTCCTCCTGGCAGGAGAGCCGGCAAATCCGGGTGCGGTACTTCGCCCCTTCGGGCGTCCGCTCCTGGATGTCGATGTCGGTAATGACGCCCTGCTGCTTGGTGGGGGAGGACGCCATGGCCTTGCACACACTGCCCTCCTCCGTGGTCCAGCGCTGCCAGTCCCTGAGCGTGTAGGTGAGGGCCACGCGCAAGGCATCACTGGTGCAGCGCTGCGAGCCGAGCAGTCCCTCTTTCCCCAGGATCTTCAGCCAGTCACCAACGGCCTTCCTGGTGGCCAGGGTCTTCTTCGGGATTTCAATCTTCACGAGCTTCGGTTGCATGGGGTCTCCTTTCAGGTTGTGAGCGTGGACATAGGTGCACACGCCCTATGTCCACTCGTGATTACTCGGCACCCAGGGCCTTGAGGGTCTGCGCTATCCAGAGAAAGGCCCGCATCTCTGAATTCACCCCGTCACTGTTGGGGTCAGCTCCGCGCAGCAGCTCGGGCCAGCCGTAGACGTCTGCCAGTGTGCGGTAGATACGGTCCTTGGTTGGCTTCGGGCAGGTATACCCGTAGCCTGGCTGCACACCCAGCGGTGACGCTTCTCTCAAGCGAAAGCACAGCCGCCTGAAGAAGGCGAGATTCGTGGTACAGATAACGTCCTGAATGTTCCAGGGATCGCTATAGTCTTTGAGGATGGTGGTGGTGATACGCGTGAGGTCACGGTTGATATGGTATCCCACCGCTTGATGCGAGGCTTCGCAGGCGATGAGGGCCACGCGCCGGCCGGCCTGCTCCAGTATCTGGGTGAGGGCCAGAGTTGCCGCCGCGGACCAGAACAGATCCTGCTCACCTCGGTCTGCCAGGAAACTGGCATCGACGATGATGGTCATAATCGGCCGCGTACTCAGGCGAGAGAGCCGCTCGGTCCTGGTCCAGGCGTGCTGCAAATCTCCGCGCAGAACCGAGTGGACACGGAGTGTGCTTCCCTGTGCACCGTGCTGGCGGACGCGCTGGATGGTGGGAAGTGGGGGGAGTTTCGCCACCAGATCATCTACCATGGTACTGATGGTGTGCAACTCCCGCTCAAAGCCCTGCCCACTGCGGCACATGTCGACGAACCTGTACAGGGGTGGGCCATAAAAGTCAAGGTTTGTCAGGACGATGCTGTCATGTTCACGCGCTCTGGGGATGGCACGGTAGACGCCGTTCTCTCCCGTCGCTTCCACGGCGTCGAGCAGCACGCTCAGACTTTCAAAGTGTGCGACATCGGCAGGCACACCAGGAATCTGGATGTTTTCCATGGGGGGGGGTCTCCTTGTTAGATCTGCTGGATAGGTTTGATACTGCCGACGCGCACCGAGCGACACTGGTCTTTGAGCGTCGATCCCGGCCACCACTCGTGATCGAGAATCTGAATCCGGATGGGCCGTGGTCCCTGACAGCGCACGCGCACCACCCGGGCGAGGTAGTGCCCAATGGTGCCGTCACGCTTCCAGAGGACCAGGTCTCCGGGCTTCACCTTGTGACACATGGGGGGTTCCTTCTCGGTTGTACGGGGGTGGACCTCCACCCCCAGCGGTGTCTTACTCCACCACCACGCGCATGCGCTTGCGATCACGCACCACGCCCACCTTGCTCAGGTCCCCGTCCTTCCAGTCGGCGAAGTACCCGAACCATGCTTCCTCGGGACTGAACTGCGCCGAGAGCTTTACTGCATCGGCAATGTTTCTGGTCGACACATCGCGGGTCCAGCCCTGCTGTGCCCTGCACCGAGCGCGGAGGCGTTGTCCAATCTCTGCGTGGACAGAGCGGTAGGCGCGGCGCTCCATCTCCTCGTCGTAGTCCACCTCGAGCCTGCCCATGGCGAAGCGATCGAGGGTCGCCCCGTCAAGCTGCTGCCTCCCCACGTACACCCGGTCGGCGCCGTGCCCGTGGGTATTAGCGGCAGCGATGACGATGAAGTTGTCGTGGCGCACGAGCGGTGGGGCGCCTTCGCCCCGAAGCGGGATATCCCACAGCCCATTGGCCAGCGCAGCGTGCACGATCATCAGCACATTGTTATCTGCCGCGTCTAACTCATCGAGCAGCACCACGCCGCCCTCCTCGTAGGCCCTAACGAATTTCGAGCGCACGTAGGAAAACTTCATGTGCTCATCGACCGGGAGGAGCCAGCCCTGAAGCACGCCCTCGTCCACCCCCTGGGAGAGCGAGATGGTGTAGAGCGGGAGCGAGAGAGCCTGTGCCAGGAGCTGGGCCGTGAGGGTTTTGCCACACCCGCGAGGACCTACCAGGAGCTGATGCACCCGGCAGAGGGCGGTCTTATACACCCGATCAAACCAGTAGGGCAGCTCACCTTCCAGTTCGACATCAGCCAGGACCTCCTCCTGGCGCTTCACCTGCAACTGGTGCAGGACTTTCACCACCTGGCTCCTGGTCAGGAGGGCCTTATCGATGAGTCCCTGCACCTTCCCTTCATCGAGCGTCACGTCCTGCGGGGGCAGGTGATCCCGCACGCCACGGGCTAAGAGTTCAAAGAGATCAGCCTGGCTCGGCGAGGCCTTGGGCGTATGCCCATTCGTGTGGACCACTGGGGCAGGGGCGGGCACCACCTCCGGCGCAGGCAGTGTCACCACCACGGGCGTGGTGTCCAGCACGGGCCGGATGTCATCCTCATCCAGGGCTGAAGGACCAAACGGCCGGCCCCAGTCGCTCTGCAGGAACCTCGTCCACACCCCGGCCATGACCCTCCTCGTCACCCACCTGGCATCGGCCATGTAGGCTTCGAGCGCCTCCACCAGGGCTGGGTTGGTGTCGAGCTTTTCCTGAATCTGCGGATCGGGACTTGTCAGTGGGATCGTCATACTGGTATCCTTTCGTGTGTTGGAAGGTGACTGCCATGTGACGCGCACGCAGCCCCGGTATCCGAGGCGCACTCCTCAGGTACCGGGGCAACGCACGCTTTGAGGGACTAGAGCCACAGGTCTTCGAGTCTCACCTCTTTTCCGCACTCCATGTACTCGGCGGCGCCACTGAAATCGTCAGCATCAAGGATGTCGTGGAGTTCCTCCTCCACCTCGGTGTATTTCCTATTACCATCCACGATTTCAACCACCAGCGTCTGCCAGATGGTGACGTAGCGGCCGACTCTGAAGAGGGTGTGACCACACTGCGGACATGCTTGCATCTTATGCCTCCCATGCACGATCGTTATGCTCGCCCTCAATCACAAGGAGCGGGCGAAAGTCGCTGAGTGCCATAACCGGGCTTGGGTTCTCCTCAGTCCCTGCCCACATATTGCTGACGATACACTCAATGGCGGCGCGGCGAACGGCATGGCGCACCGTCTTGGCTTCCACACTGGTATAAAACGTCTCAGCCGGATCATCACTCCTCAGGTAATCCGGATACAGTAACAGCACACTCCACTTAGACATTGGCGTCTCTTTTCAGGCGGTTACGCAGGTCGGTCAGCCACTCGGCACTCAGTTCGACGCTGTGCATAGGGACAGAGGCATGCTTCAAGTTGCACTTCCACCGCACATGCTCCCGTGTTACCACAAGCTGGCAGGTTTCGACCGGCATCAGCTCCTCTCCTTCGGGCAGGAACTGGAAGGGATACCTGGCGAAGTCGACCTCAATGATGCTCTCCTCAGATAGTCGGGTGAAGAAGTCTTCGGCATCCATGTAGCGCTCCTCTGTGCCCGAGTCTGCCTCAATGTGCGCCAGGAGGTGCGATTGCGAAAGCCAGCTCGCTTGATAATCCCACAGGGTGAGGCTGTACAGGTAGTTCAGATACTTCGCACCGTGCATGGTGCGGACTGTGGCTATAAGCTCCAGCAGATAGTCACAGCTTTCCACGGTGAAACCTATGAGGAGGATGGGATCATCGAAGGCGTCAAAGCGGTCCTGACACCAGCCTTTGAGTAGCATTGCTACCATCAGTATTCCTCCTTGAGCATGATGGTTAAGACGCGGCGCGTCACGCGGGGATTACTGGGATCCTCGCTGTGCAACTCGTAGTCCAGGTCGCAATACTCAATCTTCCAGAAGATGCTCACACCTCCTTCCTCGAAGTCACCAAAGTCCCTTTCACCCCACGGGTTGTTGTCCCCCGTGAAGTCGCTGTACGTTTCCACACGCTCACGAATCCGAGACTGCAGCGCGGGGGGGAGGGTGGTAATACCAGGGGTCATCACCCACCGGCCACAGAGACCGGGGGCCTGGCGGCACAGGTCGTTGAGCTCGGCGATACGTTCGGTCTTCGTCATGGGGTCTCCATAAGCTACAGTAATGATACGACGCACAGGTCCAGGAGAATTGACATAATCTTCCTTATCGGAAGCGTGCTCAGCCCTCCCTCCTCCTTCCTTGGGCTGAGGCTGGTGATAGGGTGAAGTAAACGAGAGGGCGCATCATATGTGCTGTGAGCACACGCGCCTGGGAGTGGATACGTGACACGTACTGTCACGTTCTAGGAGGCAAGTTCGGTCACGTCGTCGATGTACGATCCGTCCTCAGCCAGCTCGTTACCGCAGGCTGAATCGAAGTCGACGTACTCGTTCTCGTTTACGAGTGCGACGGTATCCGGGTGGGCCTTCGGATCATCGACCATCTCGTAGGCTTCCTCGATCGTTTCGGCCGTGACAACGTACTCGTCGACGTAGGTGTAATAGAGGCGGATACTCCAGCGCTTCTTGGGGGTGTCGTCTGCCATGTGCTTCTCCTTCCCGTGGGGGGTTTCGGCGGAAGCTGCCGCCATCCTCAGCGTGACTGCCATCTGTCACGGACCCCTTGGGCCTGGAGAGTGCCCCTCTCCAGGCGATTGAGCTTTATTCCTCTTCGTGCTCTGGTTGTGGCGGCGCCCAATACATGGGCTCACTGGTGTGGATGAGGATGCTCGTGCCATCGGCGGCGATAATCTCGGTGACCTTCCGGGATGCCACACTCATCTCGGTTGGATGATCATCCCAACTACACTGACCAGCGTTGCGCCATTGCACCTGCACTTTGACGGTATACGGTTGACGTCGATCCACGCTGACGCTCCTTGCGGGAGGGGGCGTGTCGCCCCCTCGGTTGATGATTAGTCTTCTCTCGTCCATGCAAACAGGGTCGAGAGGCGAGCCAGCCAGCGGCCTTTGGTCTGGCTGCGCTCGGCCAGTTTCTGCAATCCCTCCAGCACCACCGGCATGCGAGCCAGGATTTCCTGATCGCCGGCGCCACCTTCGCGCATCGACCGCATGGTCCAGGACAGCTCATGCCCACCAGGTAAGCGCAGTTTCAAGTAGACCGACGTGGGCGCTTCGGGGAGTGGTCCCCACCCCTCAGGCTCCTGCGGCTCTAGCACCGGCTCGGGCACGTAGCGCTCGTACATCCCGGCTTCAGAGGCCGCGGTGTAATTGAGTGGGCAGGGAGCTTCTTCCTCCGTCTCGGCGAGTTCCTCCCGCTCCTCTTCTTCCTCCACCTCCTGGAGCTGCGTTTCCCTGGTCACATCCACGAGTTCCTCCTCCGGCTCTGGTGTTGCCATCACCTGGGCGTCCTGGCCGGCGCGGGCGTAGCACGCCTCACAGCGGAGATCTTTCTCCTCACAGGGCTCGGCGTAGCACAGCACACGACCCTGTGCGTGCCCGCAGGTGTACAGATGACTATGAGCCGTCTTCGCCATATGGGCCTCCGTTTTCCGCACCAGCCACACGGCCAGGCGGTGCTTACAAATGCCCTTCGGGGCACACTCGGTCTTTCCTTCGCAGTAGCGCCGGTAGTCAATGCACTGGCAGGCGCCGTTGACTTGATAGGGCTCGGGCGCACTGCCCTGCACGAGGTATACCTCCGTATTCATCTGCGATACCGCGCCGGAGAGGGCCAGCGTGGCGGCTTTCTTCACCCGCTCACCGTAGGCCTCAGCCTGGCCCTCTTTCTCGATCGCGGCCTGGAGTTGGGCCTGGAATCCGTAGATCAGTGCGGTCCGTGCTTGTTCGTGGCTGATCATCTGTGCTATCCTTTCTGTGGGTAGACCGACCCTTGGGGGGGTCATCTCCTTTGCCGCCAGGTGGGATGTGCTAGCCCGCAAGCCTGGCGGCGTTTCTCTTTTCACCACCTCGCTACCTGATCTTCTCCTCTCCCAGTGTTGCCCTATACGAGAGTGCCAGCTCAAGGACGCTCCAGGCGATGTGGACCTGGCCCTCGTCGTTTGCTTCAATGAGCGCCTGTGCGTATTCAAACGCCAGCGGTACATCTGTCTCCGGGTTGACCACTATGAGGCACGGGTTCGCCGCCATAAGCGCGTCTGCGAGGTCCTCAGATGGGGGGAAATTGGCACTGTTCATCCTCGCGTAGCCGTATGTCATCATGAACGCTCCACCTACGCAATAGGCGCAGGCATCTGTTTTTGCCTCCGGGCTTGTCGCACTCACCGGGTTGGGATACCGGGACCTGATCTCTTCAAGGGTCATCAGACTTTGCTCCAGTCGTTTTCGCCTGATCGCCAAAGACAGGTGGCGTGTGCCACCATCTGGCCGCTGGCGCTTCGCGCAGCGGCGGACCGGCCCCCTCCCTCCCCCAGCCGGGCTTGTGGGCAGGGGCGAGCAGGGATGGGTTTCGCGGGACCTTAGGCAGGTGACGAACACGCTGCCACGTTCTCCCGCATATGGATGCACGGTTGCTTGACGGTACCTGGAGCGAGCGCACATACACTGTGCTCACGCCGGCAGATGAGCGTCAACCACCGTGCAGCTCAGCAGAAAAAAAGGGGCTTGGGAAAAAATTTTGTACCCTCACTGTCAAAAGTTTGACACCACAAACTAGATTGTTGGTGCTTGTCCCAACAATCCAGGTTGTGAGGTGTGGTTAGATACTGGCGTGTACGAAGCTCCACTGCGCTTTATCAGGTGCTACGGTGGCTTTCTTCAAGGCTGCGGTGATCCAGGCAAGTTCTTTCTGCGCTCTCGTCCGACGTGGCTTTGAGGCTGGCCGCTTCGCTCTGGCTTTCTTCGGTGGGGCTACTGGCTCTGCCTCTGGCTCTTGTGTATACCGTACTGGTACGGGTGGTACTTCGGGCTCTGCCTCTGGCGTCTCTCCCCTACGCAGGATCAAGGAGGAGTTGGCGTAGTTGGTGGAGAGGGTGGAAGTGGGGGCTGGCTTGTGTGCGTCGGTCCAGGTCTTGGGGATAACACCAGTACTCACCAACCAGGACCATGCGCGTATGATGACATCAGCGTGGCAGCGCTCGTTTTCCCGACAGGTACACATCAAGGTACTTGCGGGTGTGATGCGTTTGAGTTGCGCCATCACTCCTACGTGGCGTTCCTGGATGCGCTGGAAAAGCCAGCGTCGATACTTCTGTATTCCTCCATCACGGCCATACACCCCAAAGGCATAGCGATTGCCAAGCGGCGTGTTGCTGGTCACGTCCAGGGGCGTGCTATAGCGTCTGGCGTGATTCCGTTTCCACTCTCCACGCTTTGGTAGCGTGGGTACGGTCGGCTCGGCTACTGGTCTGGCTGAGGTGGGTACGGTGTGGTCTACGTGCCAGGGCAGTCTGGCCATGTGCGGGTTGAGGATGGCGATAGGGTCGTAGTCTGGCATGTGCGTACCCTGCCGTGACTCCATGAGAGTACTGTGTGAACCGTGGGCGTGTTGCATGGTCTTGCCTTTCGTGGTTTCGAGGTGACTAATCATGTAGGGCTACCAATACCCTACGACCACTGGCAAGCATTGCACTTGCCGGGTTGCCGTCTCATGTCTGGGTGGTAGCATGGGGCTGTGGCTTGCAGTGGCGCGTCGTCACAGTGCAAGGTGCGCTCTCCATGCATGAGGGTCATGGCGCTCTCCAGAGTTGTGAGGGCTCTCCTTACCATGATCCAGGCATGAGTTGTGTAGCGGTACCAACCTTAGCGTGCTACGTCGCTCCTTCCTCCTGCGTTCCTCCTTCCCGTAGCCTCAACGCTCCACCGCGCCTTATCCGGTGCTTAGAGGTTCGCTATGTACCAGTCCAGGTATCTTACGGAATGATCGCCTTACCCTGTGTGTGCCTCTCCCCTGTTTCGACTGCGCCTATAGCCTGCACTGCATTCCCAGCGCAAACCAGACTACACTCAAGTATTCCAGGTTAGGGTACGGCTCGGCGTGTGACCGCGTGCCAGAACTTGGGTTGTCAGTGGGTCCACCGTGCTTGCCAGTTGCTAAGCACGGCCAGGGTCATAACTCCCTTATGGTGCATCCTATACTGTTCTACTATCCTCCTTTATCCTCCATGTTAGATCACCATATCAGATTGTAGCCCCATCATACGCCTATACTGGTGTCATGTATATAGTAAATATATGGTAAGTGGTGATTTATTGGTACTGTAACGCACCACATATCAATGACTTGTGGGGCCACTGAAAATAGTTCTCTGCCAACTTATGGACTCACGTTCCAGTATCAGCCATGCTTATCATGTCAATAGTCCAGTGAGACGCTGACTATTAGAACCTATGGGCGTAGACAAGGCGGGATTTTTCAGTGAGGCAGCGGCCATGGCGAGCGCACAAATTCGGCGCGACCTGCTCACTGAACTACTAAGATATAAGTCAAAAAGGCCAGAAAGCTCACGCTCGCTGCACTCGCTTCTAGAACCTAGCTGCATGTTCTAGTCGGCTCGGTTCCTTACAGACTACCGTTCGGTGATCTCACGTCGGTTTGCTCGCTCCTGTCTGGTTGTGGCTTCACGACAGTATGGAGTGCCATGTGTTGGCGCTTTGTTCGTACCATGTGACTTATTGCCACTTTGCGTACCGCCCCACACCTTAGGCGCCAGAAAGACGCGGTGGAGGGATCAAGCGTTGTGGGTCCAGGGGGCGGCCTCGCCGTGTCCCCTGGAAGTGCCCGCTGCACTCCAACTGCCCATATGTGGTACACCTTCCTCTCTGCGGGGCCCTGGCCGCACGTAACACGAACTTTTGACACGCCCCGCCGGATGGCAACAACGAGTGAGCCCTTACTTCTCAGCGCTGCTCTGTGAACGCAGTGAACACCACCTTACTCACGCACACCACTCACCGCGAACAGCGAGTACCGATTTCCCCCCGTAATACCTCAGAAGATCTTATTGGTGGAAGGTACTCTCACCACCCCCTTCCTAAGGTTTCCCCCTCCTCTCTCCCTCGGGCGTGCTTATAGAAGTCTTGGTTCTGTACGGGAAAGCTTCGGGGTGTGCTCAGCAAGTAGATCGCGTACAATTCGTCCGCAGTGCGGAGAGCGGGGGGTTGTGCCCAGAGGGCGCGTGTGCGAGACTAGATGGTGGGAGGTGGGCTATGAGTGACGAGAGTGGGGGTTACGAGGAGGCACGGCGCGAGGGGCGCATGGCGCAGCTCAGGGCACGCCAGGCGCTGTGGCGGGAGCGGGCGGAGGAGCGCAGGCGGCACGGGGCAGGGGATCAGGACCCTTCCTGGGTGCCGACGGCGCGGGCGGGGCGGCCGCTGGCCGATGCGCTGGCGAAAGAGTTGGAGCGTCAGGGCGGGGACATTGCGAGTGAGGCGCTGTGGCAGGCGTGGTCACGGCTGTGCCTGGACTACTGGGAGGATCTGGCGGGCAAGCAGACGCAGTTGCGCTTACAAACGCTGATGAGTCACGCGGCCACGGTGCTGAAAATCCGCATGGTGGTGAATCGGCCGGGCGGAGGGGCCGAGCAGCTCAGGCGTCTGGCAGCGTATCAAGCATGGATGGACGACATCATCGGCGGTGCTGAGGTGCTGGCGCTACCGCCAGACGACGAGGAGCGGGCGGCGGCGGAGGCGGAGTTCCTGTGGGCACAGCCCGACGCGAACGATCTCTCAGGCTAGGGCGCGGGCCAGCGGTCCCATGGAGCTGACTGTGTGCGACAGCACCAGGCGGGGTCAAGCCCGGTGGGGGGTGGCCGCGTGGAAAAATGCGACCCGATATCGCCACCACAGGGATTTTTTGACCTACTCAGGAACGAGGAGGAGAGTCGCCGTGGCACTGGGGAAATACCGGAATGTGGTGCAGTTTGGAGGGAATGCGCTGCCAGGGGTGCAGATATTAGTGCGTCGGGCGGGGAGTACGGAGTTAGGGAGTTTATGGTCGGACCTGGACGGGACGATGCCGCTACCCAATCCGTTTACGAATAATCCGACGTTTGGGTCGTTGGAGTTTTACGCGGAGGATGGTCTCTACGACATTTATCCCACGAAGAGTGGGTATGAGATGGAGGTACTGCGCAATGAGCAGGTAGGGGTGGGTGGCGTCTTAAGGAATGGTCCGTTGTATGTGGACACGGTGAATGGGGCGGGGGTGATTGAGGTTGTAGGGGCGATTCCTGAGGGGGCGAAGGACGTCGGGGTGTACGTCACGAACGAGATTGGGTTTGGGTCGACAGGTCTCATGACGGGGTATGACGTGGGAGACGGGGCGGTACAGGACGTGTGGGGGGCGAACATTCCTTTGACACAGGGGCACGCGACGGAGCAGGGGGATTTCAATCTGGCGCCAGGGACGCTGCTCTATCCGCTGGCGCGGAGTGTGTTCTTAACGGCGGTAGGGGGGCTCTTTGACGCGGTGGGTCGGGCGCGGGTGGTGGTCACCTACCGGTTGGAGGGACCGTAAGCCATGTGGCCAGCGCAGCGCTGCCTTGTGGATGTGGTGACATACGCCAGGGCGCGGGCGTGCTTAGAGAGGAGCGCTCTGAGGAGTATCAGGGTGAGGTCGCGCTGGATAGCCAGGCGGGTGGTCGTGGTGGAGGTGTTTCGCCTCATGCCGGGGATGGGGGTCCTGATCCTTGGAGGATGGGGGGATCCCTGGCGTCTTGCGGCGTTTGCCCAGGCCTGGGCCGCCTTTGTGAGGGGTGGGATGCGCTATATGGCGCCGGAGCCTGAGAGGAGGAGGAAGGAATGAGTACGAACATGCCCCTGGTGCCGTGGCAGTGTCCGCATTGTCGGGCGGTGTGGCATTCGGGGAGGCAAGAGTGTGGGGATTGTGGGTACGGGACGGCGTCGTTTTCAGGCTTACAAGGCGGGGGGCTGCCGCCACAGGGCGTGCAGCCGGTGCAGCAGCCGGTCCTGGGGGTGGAGTGGCAGGTCCCGGTGCCGGAGCGGGCCATCCCTCCAGAGGCCGCAGTGAACGGGTTTGGTGCAGACCCGCACGGGGGGACGGACGGGGCGCTCAGGCGGGCGCTCGCGGCGGAATCGGCCTTGCAGGCGGAGGTGGGTCCGCTGAGAGACAGGCTCGCGCAGATGGAGCGTACACTTCAGGCGGAGCGGGAGCAGGTAACGAAGGCGGTTTCGGAGATGCTGACACCCCTCCACACCTGTCTTACGTCGTGCGGGGTGAAGGTGGAGCAGGTGGCGCAGCTTGTTCCGGCCGCAGTCGAGCTGGTTCAAGCCTTGCGTAGCGAGGTGCAGCGTCTCCGGCAGGGGGTGAGGGAGCCGGGCGGGGGCGCCCCCATCTCCATGCCGCCTACGCAGGCGCTGGTGCAACTGACCGATGCGATTGCCGCCCTGCATCTGCAGGTGCAGGATATGGCCAGGTGGCAGGCCCAGCACCAGAAGCAGCTCGCGGAACAGATGCAGGCGGTGCCCAAGGAGGTGTTTCCCTCGTCGCCTGCGGCAGGCACAACCTGGATTGTGACGGATGAGATGGCGAAAACCGTGGAAGACGCCATACGCCGCTCGCAGCAGGCGACAGGGAACCCGTATGCTGGCTGAGGCGCAGGAGCCACTCAGGCGCTCGACGCTCTATCGGCGTTTAATGGAGCGGCTGCCGGTGAGAACGCCGGAGCGCTCCATTGTGCCCTTGCGCTTTAACGCGGCGCAGGAGCAGCTCTGGCAGGTCGTGGCCCCACGGATTGATGCCAACCTCCCCATCCAGATGATTATCTTAAAAGCCCGCCGGGAAGGCGTCTCTACCTTTACCGAAGCGCTCTTAACTGCCATATGTGTCTTTCAAGACTATACGCAGGCGCTGGTCGTGGCGCACTTAAAACAGCCAGCCGAGCGCATCTGGCAGATGAGCGAGCGCTTTGTGCGCTCTTCGCCCTTAGAAGGTGTCGCAGACATTAAGCGCCGGGCGATTAGCTTCAGGCACTCGACCCTGGAGCTGGCGACCGCGGGGACGCCGGAAGCGGCGAGGAGCGCAGACCTCACCTGTTTGCACGCCTCGGAGCTGGCCTTCTGGAAGCAGGCCTCCGCGCTCCTCGCCATCCGGCAGTGTTTGCCGCAAGACGAAGAGAGCTTTTTTCTGGAAGTGGATGAGTCGACCGCCAACGGCATCGTCGATACCGGGGCCATGTTTCACGACGAGTGGATGGCCGCGGTGGCGGGGGATTCCTCGTTTCTGCCCGTCTTTCTCCCCTGGCACACCTTTCCGCAGTATACCTCCAGGCTCCTCGCTCCCTTAGACGATCTCGACAGCGATGAAGAAGCGCTCATGGCCGATCTTGCCCTCACCTGGGGGCAAATCCGCTGGCGCCGCCGGGTCATTGCCGACCGCTGCCAGGGCGATATTGAGAAGTTTAATCAGGAGTACCCATCCACGCCAGAGATGGCGTTTATTATGTCGGGGCTCCCCTTTTTCAGGCAGGCCGATCTGGTGTGGATTGAGCCGATGATCGAAGTGGGGCGCAGAGGCAGACTGGTGGAAGCGCGGGGCAGGGTGCGTTTCCTGGACGACGTACGAGGACCACTCCGGGTGTTTCGTCCACCGCTTCCCGGGAGAGAGTATGTGATTGGCGCCGATAGCTCGATGGGGATTCAGGATCAATCGGGAGAACACTCGCGCTCGGCAGCGGAGGTCTTAGACATGGGGACGCTTGAGCAGGTCGCCGAATACGATGAAGCCGCGCCGCCGCACGTCTTTGCCAAAGACCTGGCGCTCCTTGGACGCGCCTACAACGACGCGCTCCTGGCGCCAGAGGTGCAGGCCTCAGGCGGCGGAGGCGGGAGAGAAATCATCGTCTACCTGCGCGATCAGTATGCCTATCCAAACCTGCACCGCTGGACGGCGCCTGACCGGATTAAAGCAGGACAACCTGTTCTCTATGGATGGGAATGTGTTGACCCCTCGTCCCGCATCCTTACGTCAGATTTACGCTGGACGGAGGCGCATACGCTTGAGGTTGGTGACCAGATACTGGGCTGCCAGGAGCGCGTCACAGGGGGAAAAGGCAGTGCGATCCATGTACGGATACAGACGATTAAGAGCCGTCAGGTCTTTCCTGCCCCGAGGTGCAAGGTGGTGCTTGCCAATGGCGAGACGACCTGTGTGAGTACCAACCATCCTTTTTTGGTGTTCAGGCAGAGCCGCAAAGATGTGGGATGGCAGTGGATGGAAGCCTCACGGCTCAGGCAAGGTGATCTGCTCAGGTATCTGCCGATGTGGGAGAGCCTGCGCACCTATGAAGCCGGAAGACTCTCTGCGTTTCTTGATGGTGAAGGCCATCTCTCCAGGGGCGGGGATCGTGGCGGCTATCAACTGCTTATAACGCAGGTCGAAGGACTCCTCGCCGATGAGATTGCCGATCTCTGGGGGAAATGTGGCTTTGACGCCATCTTCAAGTGGATGCGGCATAAAGACCGTCCGCAGGAGCAGACCATACAGACCACCGGCGTGCTGCGTGTGGTGGAAGTGCTGCGCGCACTCGGTTCACTCCGTCCGACACGGCTTCTCAGGCGCTTTGCGGCGTTTGCCGAGGCTGGATACTTGACCCTCAGGTCGTTTGAGCGTATGCCAGTCGACAGCATCATCCCTCTGCCAGATGGCGAGGTGATTGGTCTGACGACTGATCCAGACCATACGCTCATTGCTGATGGCCTGGTCGGCCATAATACCAATGTGCGCACCCGCCCACGGATGCTGGCCCGCATTCAGGAAGTGATCTTAGAAAAGCGTGTGGCTCTCCACTCCCGGGCTCTGGTGCGCCAGCTCCGGACCTTTGGGGAATCGGATTCGGGGAAGCTCGAAGCCCTGGCTGGCCACGATGATCTCCTCTTTGCCTTCGGTATTGCGCTCATGTCGCGCTCGGAAAACTACGTGGTCAAACGTGGCGTCCCTCTCCACGCGGCGCCGGCCTTCCCGTGGGCCCAGGCTGGGCTTGACCACACGCCGGATCCGGAGGATAGGGACCGTACTGTGCTCTCCGATCTCCTCCTGGCCTACGGCACTCAACCGCTCACCTATCCCACGGAGTTCCTCCAGTGGTAAGGCGAGACACGCATTCCCCCAGACCCGTCTGGCCATGGCCGCCGCGCATGTGATTGACTCACACCGCGCTTCGCGCTACCCTGTTTCCCATCCCCCCCCTGGCTCGGACATACTGTGCTCTTACTCACCAAAGGATGGTGCGATGGCTGTGACGGTGGTTTGTCCGATGTGCGACGAGCACGGCCGTGGCCGGGTGGTTATGCGTCTCATGACCGAGCGCCCGACCGGGCACGATTTTGAGTGTCCGACCTGTGGCACCTACCGCCATGTGACCAAAGACAAAACCGGTGGCACGCCTGGCTCAGGGACCCCGGCTGTGCGAGGCAGCCACTTTGGGGGGTTTGGCCCGGGAACTGCCACGTTCAGGGGAAAACGTGATGGCACAACCACGCATTCGTGATCTCTCGCAGGCCGCGCTGCTTCGGCCAGGCCCACTCTCTGGTGAGCCCGGGACTGAAACGCCTGATCCACCTGAGGAAGGGGATATCCCCATGGACCCGGAGGCCGAGCCCGTAGGCGAAGAGGAAGAACCCCCTCCACCCGGGCAAACCGCTGGCCTGGTGAAGGCAGAGGAGAAAGCGGCCTTTGATCCCCTGAAGCAGACGCTTGAGCTTGCCCAGCTTCTCCAAACCTTTGTGGCGGGAGGCCTCATTCAGCAGCGCCAGGATGGCTCCCTCATTGTCCCCGGCATGCAGCGTGCGCCTCTGCGCCCGGATTCCTCCTGCCACTGCGCCCGCTGCGGCCCGCACAACCAGAATCACTGGATTTGTATGCACTGTGGGAGCGCTCATGAGTGGGTCATGGTCAACGACCGGCCCATTACTATGCGGCAAATCTTAGGCGATGCCGGCAAAGCCGGTGCCGTGCATCTCGTCTGCTCCAACGCCTGTGCCCTCGCCTACAAGCAAGTCTACGGTCAGTCGCAAATGTCCAATCCCATGGTGGGGACCGATCGCCCCTACCCCATCGCCGGCGGTGAAGACCCCTACCAGTTCTTCATGCAGGGAGCAACATGAGCATGAGTACGGCACTGGAGCGATTGAACCTCCCCATGGCTAAAGCCAGGGGATTCCAGACTGTACCTCGCGGTACATAAGGAGAGACCTATGGCTGAAACCACCACGATTCGCGGCAAAGGCAAGAAGCCCATCTCCTTCTCCAAGGGCGGCCTGCACCGCAGTACCAACACCCCCGAGGGTGAGCGTATCCCTGCCTCCAAGATGGCCGCGGCGAAGCGCGGGGACTACGGCGCTAAGGCCAAGAAGCAAGCCTCCTTCGCCACCGGCATGCTGAAGGCGGGGCGGCGGACAGCACGCAAAAATGCTCGCAAAAGGAGTCGGTCGTGATTTCTGATGCCCAGGCCAAGAAAGATGCCAAAAAAATGACGCGCCTGGGGAAACGCCTGGCGCAGCATGAAGACGACGAGATGGGACAGCCAGCCGTGCAGCGTGCCAAAAAGACCCGCACGGCCACACGCGGGAAGCAAAGGAGCTAGCTCGTGGCGACCCAGGTCCTCAGGATGCCCACTACCAACGGCACGCACGTTCCCGAACCAGAGACGACGCCAGGCGGCCAAAGGCAAGGCGAGCAGCTCCTGTGCCAATGGGTCCAGGGGTTGTACTTAGATGCACTAACAGCGAGAAACAAATGCATTACCCAGACAGAATGGGACGATTGGGCCTCAGGGTACTGGGGTTCGTACTGGCCTGAAGCACTCCCCTCCTATAAGTCTCCTATGCAGATTAACGAGATGAAGCGCCTCATCCTCTCCGAACTCTCTGACCTGACCGATAATTCCCCCACCGTCTACGTCACCGCCAACCCGCGCACGGCGGAGCGTGACGACGGGGTGGAGCGTGCCATCCAGGCCTTCTGGCAGCGCTACTTTGTCGACCTCACCATTCTCGATGTGTGCGCTGACGCAGCCATCTGGCCGTGCGGCTTTTTTGAAGTGCCCTGGGACCCGCTCCTCGCTGGCGGTCAGGGAGAAATTGTGGTAAGGGCCAGGGCGCCGCAGACCGTCTTTCCCGATCCCTTTGCCACGTCGGATGAGGACTGGCGCTACGTCGTAACGCTCGATGTCATGGATGTCAACGAGGTGCGCCAGAAGTGGCCAGACCATGGGCACCGGGTGCGCCCTGATGTGGCGCAGCCCCAGGACCTCCAACCCTTTATGACCTCTCCAGGGAGGCCCTCAGGCCTGGGGATTTTGACGCCGCTCTACCCCATCTCCTCGCCCATCCCCTCAGGCGGCATGGATACGCGGGTGTCGGTCTATTCCCTCAGGTGTAAAGACACCACCCTCGAGGCCTATCCCTACGAGCACTTTAACAACGAGGGCATCCGGCAGCTCCGGCGCGGGGTGCGCTACAAATACCCTCAGGGACGCCTGGTCCAGTGCACCGCTGATGTGGTCCTCTATGACGCGCAGATGCCCTACGGGGACGGCTTTGATCTCATCCAAACCCTGCTCCAACCTCCAGTCCACCGCTTCTGGCCCAAGCGCTCCCTGGTGGCAGAACTCTTAGAACTTCAGCGTGCGGCCGATAAGGCTGAATCGCTCACCTTAGAAAACATGCTCCGGCTGCAAAAGGGCCTGGTGCTGGCAGACGCCAATTCCGGGATCGACAGCCGGACGTTTGCCGACATTCCCGGGCAAGTCATCTTAAAACGCCCGGGCTCGACGGTGGAAATCGTCAGGCCGCCGCCGCTCCCCCCTGATCTTGTCCTTTCAGGAGCCCGGTACCGCTCGTACATGCGCGAACTTTTGGGCCACCAACCCACCCGGGAAGGTGTGCAGGGGAGAGGCAATGTCTCTGCAGAGCTGACGGAAACCGAGATTACCCAGGCCATGGGCTTAACCCGCCTCCGCGCCCGCTACCTCTACAAGGCGGTCTCTCGCCTGGTCTCGAAGGTCCTCGCCCGTATGGGGCAGTTCTACACCCACACCCGGGTCCTCCCCTATATGCAGGGCCAGCAGTGGAAGCCGGTTATCTGGGAACCCCTCAGGCACTGGGAGGAGTACGCGGCGCACGTCGATCCGACGTCGTTTGCCATTCAGTCGAAAACCATGGTCAAGCGTCTGGCGGTCATGCTGGCCCGCATTGGTCGCATGGCATCGGACAAAGATCTCTATGACATTTTGGAATTTCCTAATGGGGAAACGATCGCGGGCCATAACCAGGAAGCGCTCAGGATGGCAGCGCAAGCCGCCGAAGCCCAGCGCGGAAGCAGGAGGGGAAGGTGAGTAAAGACCCAGAAATTACCAGCATACGGGAAGTACGTGGGAAAGATGGCTCGACCGGCTACCTTGTCGAAGGGGGACAGGGAAGTGAGGGGGTCTCTTTCCATGTCTCCAAAGAGACTATGCATGCGCTGGAGAAAGAAGGCACACAAACGCTCAAGGATACGCTCAAGCGCCAGATCGAAACGTCTCTCATAGGTCAGCGCTCGCAGGAGTAGAGCGCCTTATTTCATAGGTACAGGAGCGCGTCCTTCGTGCTCCCGCACTTCTTTGAGGACCTGCTGAAGCAGCCACTGCGTAAACTTCGTGTTCCTGCTGGTGAGGAGTACAAACAATCTCACCTTTAACTCCCTGGGTATGGTGGCATTGACCTGCACCATATCGCCTCTTCGCATACCCACCCCCTCCATTTACTAGCTTACTAGTACTTTTTTGCGATTTTGTCCTAGCTTACTAGCACTTTCTGCATACTGTCAATAGACTGTCAGTCCCTTGCTGCTCCATACTCCACCTGATGCGTTTCATTACCCCTCACTTTCCCTGGCAAGGAGTGGTCTATGTGTGGACCTGAGAGGTATACACAGAGTCGTGGCAGACGGATGCGGAAATCGTCGCGTGGTGGTCGGCGCATGTAAGGAGAACGCTATGGCAGACGTGACATTTGTAACACCGCTATGGGAGCCGGGTGTCCAGCACGCCAAAATCGATTCGTGGACCTGCGGCGAGCCGGCCGATCCTCTGGGGGTGCTTTCTCCCAATGGGACGAGCCAGTGTAAGCCCATGTCCACCGGGTCGGGCGACATGGTGAACGACTGGAAAGCCACCTTTCCCGATGGAGGAAAGGGGTAATGGCAACCCTGCCACCGCTGGCAATGCTGCTGCAACAAGCCATGGCGCGTGGTCCGGGTGGACCTCCGGGCGCAGGGGCTGGCCCCCTGCCTGGGGGTCCGCCTCCCGGTATGGCGCCCCCCATGGGTCTTCCAGGGATGATGCCCCCGCCTCCGCCAACCCCGGATGTGGGGACGATTATTCTGACCCTCTCCCGCATGCCCTCGCCCTATAAAGAAATGGCGGCCTTAAAGATTGCCCGGGAAGTGATTGGTGTGGCCTTAAACGGCTGCTACCAGCGCTCGCCCCAGGCAGCCAAGGAATGCTCTGCCGCACTCCTGGACGTCGATCAAGCCATGGATACCTTAGGCGGCATGCCCGTCGATATGCTCCAGCCTCCCGCGCCAGGGATGCCCACCAGTGGCTTCCCCATGGGTGGTGGCGGCATGGCCATGGCAGCCTAGAAGGAAGATAATCTATGGCTGATCCAAACTGGAATGATGTAATCCGTGATAGTGCCCGATTCCCAGACACCATGCAGCTCGATCTGGGGAATGGCCAGGGTGTGGTGCGGCTGGGCGATTTGCGGCAGGCCTTTGTGCCCAAAGCAGAAGTCGACTCCTGGCGCCAGCGGGCCGGGGTCTATGCCGATGAGAAGCGTGTCCTGGAAGGCCACCTGGCGCAGATGCTTCAGGCTCTGCCGCAGCACCCGCAGCCACAGACGCAGACGCAGCAGCCAGGAGGCAAGCCCCCGATCGATTACTCTGGCGATGAACTCTTAAACCCCATCTACCAGCAAAGCGTCGAGGCGATGCGGGTGGCGAGTGAAAACGCCCGGGCCATCGACGAACTGAAAAAGCTCGCCACGCAGAATGGTCAGATGTGGCAGGCCCTGCCCCAGCTCATCATGCTGGGCCAGATGAAGCAGTCCAACCCGGCCTTGGACCTGGACGCCTTAAACCGGTTCCGCCAGGAACATCACATTAACGATCCGGTCTTAGCCTCCCGCGCCATGAACTACGAGGCCGATATGGCGCGGGTCAGAGCAGAAACGGAAGCGGCAACCCTGGAGCGAGCACGCCAGGAGTTGCAGCTACAGAACCCGCAAGTCCCCTACGCCCCCTACGGTCCGCCGCACACCATGCAGGTGCCAGCACCAGGCTTTAAAACCATCGACGAAGCCGAAGTCGCGGCACTCCAAGACCAGGATATCCTCAAGATGTTCTATCAGCCTATGGCGGCTGCATAAGACTGAAAGGGCCACACTATGGCAGCAGGGGGTATAGGTAGCCAGCTATCACAACCGCCTATTACACTTGTCAATACGGCTAACGGTGTTACCACTAAGTACTTTCAGCCACAACTGGTCGACGCGGTGTTCCGCCCTTCACCGCTGTTATGGAGGTTGACGCGTCTGGGTCGGCGTTTTCATGGTGGGGCAATTGTCTGGACAGTAGTAAATCAAGAAGAACTAACTGGTGGGGCTTTTTGGGGTACGCAGATGTTGAGCACTGACGTGACAGACAGTGCTCAACCGGCAGAGTTGCAGTAAACACCGCTGCTGCCTTGCCAGGGAAACCTGGCATGTGAAACCCGGTGAATTCGGGGAAACTCCTACCAGGTCATGCTGGGGACAATCCCGAGCCAAGCCGTCCATGTAAGCCGTGAGGCCCAGGGGGACGGAAGGCGTACAGACTAGAGGGTGACGA